CCCCGGATGCCCTTAGCGCGATTAGCGGACAACTGGGCGTAGGCGGCTATCAGGGCCTACCTTCTTCCGTAGGTATGGCTTCGCCGTTCCTTGGACAAGCTCCCCAGGCTGGAATGCTTTCTGCTCGCGGTGCCGTTGGCGGCCTCCTTGGGGGAGCCGCCCCGGGCGTGGCAGGTATGGGTACTGGCGCGTTACGTGGCGCGCTTGGACCTAGTCGGGAAGAAGGGCTTGTGAGCCAAGCCGCAGGCGCAGGGCTGGGACTTCTAGCCGAGGGCGCGGCAGGCGCACGGGGCCTTGCAGGGGAGATCGCAGGAGCTGGCGGAGAGCTGCTCCGCGGGGCCCAGGCACCGACCTTTAACCAGCTTGCCGCAGAGCGGCTGGCATCGCTTCGAGCGCAGGCACGGCCTGCTGAAGAGCGCACCACTCAGTCCGCCTTGGAGCGTTTGTTTGCTCAGGGCCGTCTAGGTACGACGGGAGGCCAGCGCGCTCTTGGTGAGCTTGCGCGGGCACAGGAAGAGGCAGACATCTCTCGTAGCATCGCGGCGCAAGACTTTGCCCAGCAACAGCAGAACATCGCAGCCCAACAGGCGCTGCAACAGCAGCAGCTTGGGGCAGGCTTGCTTGGCACCGGCCTCGCCGGTCAGCAGTTCCTTGCCCAGCAGGGCCAGGGCCTGCTTGGGATGGGTGCGCAGGTCGGCCAGTTTGGCCGTACCCTTGGGGCCGACATCGGCCAGTTTGGTGTGGGTCTTGGAGAGCAAGCACGGCAGGCGGATATTCGGAATATCCTTGCTGCCACGGGTCAGGACGTATCCCAGCTGCAATTCGGTGCTACCCTTGGGGAGCAACAGCGGGCACAGAACCTGCAAACGCTACTTGCAGCGCAGGCCCAGGACATTGGGCAGCGCCAATTCGGCACCAGCTTTGCAGAACAGCAGCGTCAAGCAAACATCAATGCCTTGCTTGCGGCCACCGGCCAGCAGCAGGCCCAGTCTCAGTTCCTTGGGGGCCTTGGAGAGCGTCTGGCGGGGCAGCAGCTCGGTGCCCAGCAGTTCCTTACGCAGCAAGCGCAAGCGCAGCGGGCAGCAGACATCGCCACCCAGCTCCAAGCTGTGGAGGCGGACCAGCTTCGCGCAGCTCGCATTGGTCAGCTTGGTCAAGGTCTCTTCGGCCTTGGGGCCGAGATCCCGGCAACGGTGTTCGAGGCACAGCGTCTTGCAGACCAAGCGGCTCTCAGCCGCGGTGCTCAGCGGGTTGCAGCAGCAGAAGGGCTGTTCGGCTTCGGCCAACAGGCCCAGCAGCAAGCACTCCAGCAGGCTACCATGGCAGCAGGTGCCCAGGCGGATCTGTACAGCCCGCTTATCCAGCTTGCGAACATCGCATCGGGTATGGGCGGCGCCCAGGCTACGGCTGCGGCCCGCGGGGCAGGGCTACAATACGACGCCTTCGGGTCGCCGTACACGGCGGCAGGATCGTTCTTCGGAGGCCTTCTGGGCTAAGGGGATATAGACATGAGTATGCAACGTATCAGCGGTCTGCTAGGGCTATCCCCTAATGAGCTGACCATGCTCCAGCGGGATCGTAACCAGCAGGAGCGCCAAGCGCGTATTGAGCAGCTATCCAGCGGCTACGGTACGTCAGGACAGCAGGCTATGGCGCGCCTTGGGGCGCAGGCAGGCACCGCTCTCCGGGCAGCTACGCTGCGTGGGCAGGAAGATCCCGACATCACGCAGGCGCGGTCCTTACAGGAAGCTATGCTTGAAGCCCAGCGCAGCGAGGGCTTTGCTAATCTTGATCCCCTTGGACAGCAGGAGCGCATCTATCGCTCCATAGCCCAGACGGCTAACCAACTGAACAATCCCCAGATGGCATTGCAGGCTGCGCAACAGCTTGCACAAATTTCTTCGCAACGCGCAGAGGGACTGTACAACTCTCGCAAGCGTAATCTTGAGCTTGAAAAGCTGGGGCTGGAAGTGGAGGAAATGCGGGACCCTGGTGCAGCGGGGGACACGCCTTTCAGTGAGCTGTCCTGGCGCGACAAAGCGCGCAGAAATGGAGAGGTTGTGGCCGCCATGGTCCGTGACCAAAGCGGCAATCTGGTGCCTGTTAGCGGGATGATTAACGAGCAAGGGCAACTTGTAGCATCTGGTATGGCGACTCCTGCTTTGCAAGGCCAGACCTTTGGAGCCGGGCAGTATATGTCCACGGAGACAGCAGAGAAGCTGGCTCTTGGGCAGGCAGAGGTTGGGCCAGAAAGCACTCGCGCAGATCGCATTAGCGCCTTCCGCACCAGTCTTGGGTCGGGCACTGCGGACGAAGAGCGGCAGCAGTTCCTTTCCCACCTTGCTTTTTCCAAGGGCATGCAAACCGCTATCCAGCCCCTACAGGAGCTGGCAGCTAAAGGCGAAGATCCTGGGGTAGCCATCGGCACCACGGGTGGCTTGGTTCGCTTCGCGGGCAATCTGTTCTCCACCATGAAGTCTGCTTCCAGCGCTTTTAACGTGTCCGTTGGGCGCGATACTAATGGGGACAACGTTCCCGATCAATTCTTTAGCCCTAACCAACTGGCGGACGAGTACGGCGAGTTCATATCTATTCCTGAGAGTCTCCAAGACAACGCTAAGCAGGCCGCCCAGTACCGGGCAGCCGTGATGCAGCTTGTGTACACCAACGCCCGGGTCTTGGAACCCGGTGCTCGCCAGCTTTCCGACCAAGATATTCGGAACAGCATGACCTCTCTTGGTGTGGATGCCGCAGATCCGCGGACTCTTGTTGCGGTATTGATGAACAACTTCCAAAACGCCTCTGAGCGCGTCAAAAACTCTGTTATGTCGATCCAGGGCATCGGGGAAACTCTAGGCGTAGACTCCCGAGATGCGCAGCTCTCGGTGTATGGGCGGGACGCAATGACGCAGCTTAACAAGCTGGAAGAGAACATGGGCAGCACACTGGAAATCTTCGCCAACCCTCTGCCCCCGGCGCTTTAATAGGGAATTACTATGTCTCCTATCGCTAACAAAGAGCAGTACAACGCCACGCTAGAGCGGCTTAGCGCCGACTCTGCGTATCGAGCATCGCCGGAAGGGAGGCAAGCAGAACAAGCGCTGAGAGAATTCCACGCCCAGTATACGCAGCAGCGGGAGCAGGAAGCCGCCTCCTTCCGGGAGGGGCTGGACCTTACGCCTACGCAGGCTCCAGAAGCAAACATCCGAGTAATGGTGCCCGGGGGCGGGATTGTGCGCCGCCCGGGTACGCAAGAGGCTCCTACGGAAACTGGGATGCTGGAGAATGCCGCGGCTCGCGGTGTGGACATCCAAACGGGTGCTCCTGCCTCTATCCGCGCTAAGGCGGGACTGCTTGGCTCTGATCCAGAGGCTGCTGCCTTAGCCCTTGAGGGTCTAATCAGCGAAGAGCTGAAGAAGGCAGGCGTGAGCTTGCCTGAAGGCGTTCCTTCGGTGTTCCAAGACGAGTCCACCGGACGGCTGGCGTACTTCCGCCCGCAGCCTGATGGGACACTGAAGCCCACGCTAGTCAACCCTCCTGGGATTGAGATGGGTGACCTTGGGGAGAACGCTCCCGGAGCGGTCGCCTTAGCTGCTGAGGTGGGCGCATCTATCGGGGGTGCCATGGCAGGCGGCGCCGCTGGAGGCGTTCCTGGTGCTGTGGCGGGGGCTACGGGAGCGACGGCGGTAGCTGTACCTGTGCTGGAAAACGCGCGGAAAGAGATCGCACGTAGCTTTGGGGTGCCTGAGGAGGCTGTAGAGCAGATCACCAATGACGAGATCCTGAAGAAGACGCTTATGAGCGCAGGCTTCGAGGCCGCAGTGCCGGGAGCCATGGGTCTTGTCAATCGTGTGCGCAACCGCTACATCGTAGGCGGGGGGCGCTTTACGGACGAAGATATCACTCAGTTTGAGAAGCTCCTTGGGGAGCAGGCCAGCGATCTGGCTCAGCTTGCCCAACGCACGGGTGTGCGCCTTGAAGGCGACGTAGCAGCTGCTACCGGCGATCCTTACCTGATTGCTATGGGCAGCCTTGCTCGGTCTCGCGCCCGGGGCGGCGAGGCCCTTGCTCGAAGCGTTGCAGATATCCAAGCACGTTTTGACGAGACGCGAGCCCTGGACTCCCTGCTTGGAAACAACGTCCCTGGGGCGCCTGTGCTCCTTGATCCTGCTACGGCAGGTGCTGCTGTAAAGACTACGCTCCGTCAGCCCCTTGAGGCTGCGGAAGCGCGCCTAGCACGACGTGAGACCGGCCTAGAGGAGGCCGCAGGGCGCATCCGAGTGCCTTCTACGTACCAGACGTACAGCGGTGTGCAGGAAGACCTAGCAGGGCGCTATCGCAACCTTGAGGCTACGGAAGAGTCCGCCTGGGGGCGGTTCCGCTCAGCATCCGGCTACAATGCGGACACGGGGGTGTCCTCGGTCGCTTTGGTGAACACGGGCGAAACGCCTGTCAAGCAGGCTCTGGCAAGCCTAGACGAGCAGGGCCAGCAGGCGCTGTCTGCTTCGCTGGAGGCTTCGCAGCGCAGCTTTGTGTCGGACTTGGGCTATCGCGTCCCGGACGCCAAGACAGTGGAAGAAGATGCTGTGCTGCGCGAGGTGCTGGCTAATCCGAATGCCCGGCCCGAGATGGTGCAGCGGGCACAGCAATACCTGAGCGATACGGCAGCTACGCCTCCCATGACGCCTGAGCGCATGATGCAGGACACGCTGGACCTTAACCAGCTTCACTTCCTGCTGTCTCACCTCAAGAAAGAAAAGCGCGCTATCCAGAACAACGCTAGCGCCCTTGGCTGGCGCACGGGCGACCTTAACAAGGTCATCAGCGCTGTAGAGACGCAGATTCGCGGCGGAGGCATGGTAAACCGTACGGGTGGGCAGCCGTTGTCTGTCATTGATGCTGCGGAAGTATCGTCTTCGTTCTTGCAGGCTAACGCAGCGACCGTGAACAAAGCCATGTTCAATGAGAACAAGGTAGCACGGGAGCTTATTAGCGCAGATTCCAATGGCAAGTTCAAGACCAGCCCGGAAGCTATCCGGGGAATGCTGTTTACTCGCGGGAATCCTACGAACCTTAATGCGATCCTTGGGACTACCGGCCCGTCGCCCAGCGCACGGGCAGGGCTGCTAGGCGAGCTAGAGTCGCTGTACAAGGCAACGGTATTGCCGGAGGGACGCTTCTCCCAAGCTGCGCACGATAACTTTATGCGGGACTACTCAGGGCATCTGCGCATCCTTACGGGACGCGAAGCAGGTACGCCTCGGATTAACAACGTGGCGGAGTTTGGTGCGCTTGTGCGGCAGGCAGAGAACACCGCAAAGAGTGTGCAGGCAAGCCTGAAGAAGACCTTTGGGGATGCCCTAAGCAACGATAACCAGTTTGGCACTGACATCGCTAAGGCGCTGTTCAGCGGCGGTCAGCGGCGCTATACGCCTGACCAGGTAAACGAGCTGGTGCGCCGTCTCAATCGAGACGCGCCAGAGCTGCTGGGAGATATCCGTTACCACACCTCCGACTTCATTCGGAGCAGGATGGTAAACAAGGACGGCCAGCTAGACGCTGGCGCGCTTAATGCTTTCCTGAACAATAATCGTGCCAATCTCACGTCACTATATGGCGGGGATTATGTCGCAGGGCTGGACCTACTGAATCGGCATATGCAACGCTCGCTGCGCGCTGAGGTAGGTAAGGCTCCCGTAGAGGAGCTACAGACCCCTGCCATGATGGCGTTCCGTACCTTGTTCGGGCCGCTATCCACGACCCAGCGTCGCTTAACTGCTCTCCAGCGGGCAGACCGCTCCTTCAAGCAGTCTTCCCTGCTGAACATGGTAGGCGATCCGGAGGCGTTGCGGAAATACTTGCAGCTTAACCGACAGACCCCTGGGTCTATCGCTCGCCTGAATACATTCTTGGAGCTTGGGGCATCTATTGATGACCTGCCTGAGCGAGACCAGGAGATGGTGCAGCTGATTCGGCAGCGGAATCCCAACTTCGGACTGTAGGAAAGAGTCCCCCGGGCCCGACACAAATGAAAGCCCGGGGGCGGCTGCTAAGTCGGGGAGAAGCGACCCGTGCAGCCGATTACTGACACAATCAACGCCAAGCAGACAACGGGCGAGAAGACTACTCCGCGTTTATCGACTTTGCCAGTAACACTCTAACTTTTCGCCGTAGCTGTGGCTCCTTGCTAAGGAAGGTATTTAGCCACTTGTCGGCATGTAGCGTATTCCCCTCGGTGGCCTTCTCTAGCCAAACAGTTGCCCAGCGCTCGACCATCTTGGGGTGGATATTAGCCTTCCGTATCGGATCGGTAGGCATCTAATGCTCGCTTAGCTTTCTTAAGCGCCACGTCCAGCTCTCTTAGCTGGACCTCCATAGCATAATACCGTGCTTCTAAATCTGCAATCTCTTTTTCTGTGCCTTCGACGACCGCTTGAAGTTGGTCTTCAATCGACGCTGGAGCCACCGCAGCTGGCGGTTGGCCTCCTTCACCCCGTCCGGCTTTTCCATCTTCCCGTCCGCCAGCAGGCGCAGGTGTAGCCGCGCCGCTGCCATCCTCAGCCGTTTTACCTGTTTGCCCCTCACGCAGCTCCTCCTCCTGTCTGTGAAACTCTGCCTTGACCATCTCGTGCCACCGAGTGGCTAAGTCTGCGGTCAGCTTCCCCTTGTGCTCCGCGCTTATGGCGCGGCCCATAGGCATAAGGTGGGCAGGGACACGTATCCCCGTTTCGGTTGTTTCGGTCAGGTCAAGGACCTGGGCAAAGCTGTCTGGGTTCAGCACTTGGATTCTCCCGTCACAAGAGCAGATTCTCGCTTGACTTGTAGAGTACCACACGACCTCGGGAGTTGGCACCACAATCCATGCACTTGTAGCGCTGATAGGCGTTGCTGCGCGCCGGGCGCTCCACACCGCGCTTCTGGACGTTAGTGCCGCCGCAGTTAGGGCAGGTAGGTGCCTCAGGGTTGTCAATGTACAGCCCACGGTTGGGGTGGTTCTTGATCCACGGGCGCAGGTAGCGGTACAGCTCCTCCAGGACCACGATGTCCTGGCAGTTGTACTTCTTCATCACGGCCTGGGCCTTTTTGTCCCCGGCCATCACCTCTTCCCAGAGCTGCATACCCTTGTGCTCGGTCTTCCGCTGGAGCCCCAGCTCCGAGGCAACGGAATCCATCGAGTTGCTAAGGAAGCGGAAGTTCTGGCGCACGATCTGGAACATATCGAGCTGGTGGTAGTTGGTCGGAGGGCTGAGGCCAAGAATGGCAAACTCGCGGTTAAGGGTGGGGATGTCAAACTTCTTGCCGTTGTAGTGGACCACCATGTCGGCTTGATCCAAAAGCTCGTAGGCTTGCCGGATCATCTCCTCGTGGCCGTGCTGCCACTCGCTGGCAAAGTGGATCTTCTTCTTCCCCTCCCATCGTGCTGCCCAGCACAGGGTATACCCTCTGTTGACTACTTGGCTGATCGGTACAAAGCGTGTCTTCAAGCCCCAGATTCGGGCGGTTGCGGGTGCTGTTTCGATGTCAATATACAGCACGTTCATAGCTACACCTCGCGTTGTCGGCCTAGTCGGCCTCGTCTTGTATGCTCAACAAATAGTCGATATACCACCGGGCCTTCTTCAGATCCTCAGCCCCGTTCTTCTGCTTCCAGCGCCACAGGTACTTGATGACGTTGGCCGTACACACGGCCTCGATACCCTTCAGATTGACCGTCGCGGCAGCCAGAGCCTGAATGCACTCTACTTCCCCCGCCGTATAGTGGGCGGGGTGGTTTACGCGATCTACTTCAGCCATTCTTCGGGTATCCCATCGTCTACAAAGCAATAAAGAAAGCCGTTCTTGTCACACCACTCGCTGTATCGCGTCTTGGAGGACGCGCTCAGCTTGTTATCCACCTTGAAGACAAAGCGGATGTCGATGTCGGGGTGCTGCTCCTTCAGCAGAAGGTGCTTCACCCGGTCCGCCTGGGTAAGGCGTCCCTTCGCCTCAAGGATCACTCCGTTAGGCAGCACAAAGTCTGGTAGGTAGTGCCTGACCTTGGGCTGGTAAGGAAGCTGGCGATCCTTCGGCTCGTAGTCGTACTCAGTCTTCAGATCCTTCAGGGCATTGCTGACTTGGTGCTCTAGCCCGGATCTAAATCCCTTCTTCAGGGCTATCGCCCGTGTCCTCGACCGTACTCTTCGCGGCATTTCGCTTCCGTCCTCGTGCAGGGCTACTCTCTTCCGTAAGGAACGAGGGCGCTGGTACATCAATTCCCTGTGACTGTTTGGCCTCCCTCGCGGCCTTACACCACTTGTCGAACTCTTTAGCCTTCTCGGCAAAGGCGAGGATGGCTTCTTTCTCGGCATCGGTTCCCTCCCACTCCGCTGCGTAGAAGTTTTGGTCCGGCTCCGCTACGTACACGTTCTGGCCTCGTTTGAGCGAGAGCCACACGCGGTTACCTGGCATTTTCATCAGTCTGTCTCCTGATTCTCAAGGTTCGTAAGGGCTTTCGTAAGGGCGGTTATGATGCCCAGCTCGATAAAGTATTGTGCTGCTACCGGGCTCATTTCCACGGATAGCGTAGCGCTGCCGTCTCCGTTCTCCTCGACGTTCAGCACCGTTACGCTAAGGTTGGCGTCTTCAATCATTGCTTCCTCCGTAATACTCAAGTACGCGCTCCAGCGCCTTGGCGAGCTTGTTCATCTGCTTGGTGTTCTCTTCGGGGTCGTAGGAAAACATCCCAAGCTTGCCATTTTCCAAGTCGTCTCTGATGAACCCAAGCTGCATTGAAAGCTCTTTGACTATGATGGATTCGATCTGCTCGTCGCACACTTCAATGGTCATCATCGTTCTTCTCCCTTTCTGTGTCCATCAATACCCCTTAACGGGGCTAATGAACCCTTAAGTAATCCTTACAAGTTGCACTTTTCTGCGCATAGTTTGCGGGGATTGGCACACTTTCCTGCGCACATGTGAACTACAGTACACACTTCAATACCTATTCCGCCCACTCTTCGTGGTCGGGCTTGGGAGGCATCCACATCTCTCCGTGGTACGTCTGCATCCACAGCAGGCGGCCCACCTCGATTATCATCTCGTCGGCCTTGTCCCCGTACGTTTTCTCGTACGCTTCGCGCACCACCTCGTACATCTCGTATTCCGTGTAGTGCGGGGGCTCGTCAATGAAGGGCAGCATCTTCTCAGCAGTCTTCTTGCCGATGCCCTTAATCCCGGGAATGTTATCCACGCTGTCCCCGGTCAGCATCTGGCGCCAGAAGTAGACTGGCGCGTCACAGTCGGCAACGTAGTAGGACTCGCGCTTGACGTAGTTGTAGTGGAAGCCCGGAACCATATCCAGGTCCTTATCAATAGTGCAGATAACGCTGTCCTCGCCGCGGTCTCGAGACTCGTACTGGTAGATGCTCAGCAGGTCGTCTGCTTCGCAGTTATCCGACGTCACGACCTCGTAGGTCTTGACCATGAAGTCCTTGATAGCCTGGGCGTGGATAGGCTTGTGGGTCTCGTCCCGGTTCCCCTTGTAGGGAAGGGTCGTGGCTACGTCAAAACGGAAGTTTTTCTTGCCGGACAGGAAGCCGATCATGCTGTCCAAGCCAACGTGCAGATCCTTGCACGTCGTCTCAAGCATCGACTTCACATTGTATAGCGCGTTCTGCACAGGCTCGGGCGTCACGCGCTTCTCGATGATGGGCTGGTAGCCTTCGCTTTGCAGCTCAGCAACCCGCTCCTTGGCGATGGAGGCTTTGTTGTACCAGTTGGTGATCTCTTCCCCGTCCTTTTCGTAGTGGACGGCGTACTCCGTGGTCTGCGCAGCAAACCCCGCTCGATACACAATAGGGTCAAGATCAACCAGTACTAACATCAGTGTATATCCTCGCCCGTATCTTCCTTCTCAAACTCAATCCACTCCCAGGGCTTGCCCTGCATCGTTGTGCTGAAGAACACACAGTTGTGGATAGCTTCAGGAAGGACAACGGTCCGCATCTCTACCATGCCCGTCTGCTTGTTGACGACGGCGTAGTAATTCTCGAACTCGTTGCCGTTGGAATAGCAAACCGCCCCATCCTCGTTGAGGCGGTCTGCTTCGTCACTTCCTGCTGTGACCAGAATGACCTGATACAGGTCTGCTTCAAAGATAGGGGTCACGATTAGTCGTCCGTGAACTCTTCTTCGATAAGATCATCCTCCGCAGCCCCGGCCTTGGAAGGGCCGTTGGCAAGGATCTCGCTGAGACGCTTGTGGGCGTTCATCGCGTCCACGAAGAAGCGATCCGTCACCTGATCCACGTACTCCAGCAGAAGGTCAAGGCGCTCGCCTTTCTTCTGCCCAAGGCTCAGGGCATCGTTAGCCAGGGCGGCAGCCACAAGAGTTACTGCTCGCTCCTGGGAAGCGGAGAAGGACATTCGGGGAACGTCCACTTCCTGGTATCGCTTATCCTTCTGTAGGTCCCGGGCCTCCTTCTCGGCCCAGTACCCGTCCCGGGTTTGTCCCCCACCACTAGCAGCTGGTGCGGGGCGTCCACTGCTTTGACGGTTAGCAGCGCGAGGAGCGCCACCCTGGCGAGGAGGCGCCGCAGGAGCCCCACCCGCGACAAGAGAATCGTAGTCCACGTTTCCTTTGTCGTCGTTCTCAAAAGAGATCATGTCTCCTTGCTGGAAGGTGGGCTTCTTACGGCCCAGCCGGAACCAGCGTCGGCTCGAATCAATCTGGAAACTCCAAAGCAGCACCGGACCATTTCGCCCGTCAAACTCTTTGCTTTCAACACTTGTTACGGTACCGCTGTTTTGATAGCTCACTTGGCTATACTCCCTTGTGGTACATCGCCGGAGTGGCGTTGTACGTTTGCTCAGACTTCTTGCTTTGTTCGTCGGCCCAGTTGGGCCCGACACTTACCCCAGCCCCAAGGGGAGCCGAGAGTTTCACTCCGTACATCTTATCCAAGTACCAGTACGGCACGTTGATTAAGGCGTACTTTGACAGCTCATGGAAGGCCTCCACCTCGTTCGGCGGGACCTCACAGATAATGCTGTCATGTATCGAGTTGACCACCATAAGCTCCAAGTTAGCCGCCTTGGCGGCGTGCCAAAAATACACTAGGCCAACGGGGATGATCTCCGCGGTGGCGAAGCTCTGCACGGGGTAGTTGCAGATGCTGGTGGTATTGGTGACGTAGCCGCTGCGATCCATGCGGGTGTCGGGCCAGTAAAACTGTAGGCCCCACTCCGTCTCCAGCTTCCCCTTCTCCAGCACCGTTGTTATCCAGCGGTCCTGGGTATCCGAGATCCCCGCGTACTTGTCACGGAAGGCTCGGTAGTAGGTCTGCTCAGCGTCAGTGCCCGAGCGTCCCCCAAACAAGGGCTTAAAGGTGTGAGCCTTCGCGCCCTGTCTGTCCGTAGGCTGCCCTGCATCGGTAAGCGTCTTGGCCGTGAAGCTATGCACGTCCACTTCGTCCACGATGTCAGAGATAGCCTTCTCGTCCCTTCCAAGGTGTGCTGCAACGCGGAACTCTAGCTGCGCCCCATCACACTCGCCAATCAGCCATCCCTCGTGGCGCGACCTGAAGAACGGCTTGTAGGCGCGCGGGAAGTTTTGGAACTGTGCGCGGTAGTCAAGGCCGTTGCTTGAGAGTCTGTGCGTCTGCGTGTTGGTCTGATTGAACTGTGCCACAAGTCTGCCGTTGGCGTCCTTGCAGCAATCACTGAACTTTCGCAGATACTTGGTCAGCTCAGTATGGACGCTGTTCAAACTGCCGTACAGCTCCAGGAACTTGCGCTGCTTCGCATTGCTAGCATTCAGTGACAGCACGGTGCTGATGTCCGTCTTGGGCCTGCCGCTAGACGTTCTGTCAGGTTTGCCGTAGCGATCCTTTGGCTCTTTGAACCTCAGCGTCGTGTACAGGAACTCCGCCAGTTGCTTCGTGCTGGCGGTGTTGATACCTCCGGTAAAGGCTTCCATCTGCTGCTGTAGCTCGCCGTAGCTGCGCTCCAGATCAGTGGCCCTCTGAACTACCTTCTCCGGGTCAAGGTACATGCCCGTGAACTCCATCATGCTCAGCACCGGGGCCACAAGGCACCGGGTGTACACAATGGGCATAAGCCGCGGCTTAGCGCGCTGGATGTAACCTAGCTGGTTACGGAAGAGACGCTCCGTCAGGGCAACGTCTTGGATGCAATACTTCTCCAGCCAGCGCTTCGGGATGTCCTGGGTGGGAATCCCTCGCTTAATCATCTTCGAGACGACCGCTTCCTTCCCTTCCCAGGCGCGCCGCTTGGCGCAGCGCTCAAGGCTCAAGGCTCCCCATTGCCAGCGGTTACCCCCAAGGACGTACTCCGCAAGCTGGGTGTCCCAGACCAGCAGCGAGGGGATCTTAGCCCCGCAGCGGTGCAGCCATTGCAGGTCAAACTTGGCATTGTGGGCCACCACAAAGCCCGCCTGCTCAGCGTCCTCGACTAGCTGGGCGTGGTCAAACTCCCCGCCCCAGGAAACGTGCATCCCGGGGTTAGGGTGCCCAGGGCCGTTGAACCAGGCCACCATGACCGTGCTGTTCTCGCGGTACACGGCAAGGCCGTTATTGTAGGTCGTGGTCTCAAAGTCGAAAACTGTGTAGTTTTTCGACATATAGCGGCTAACGTCGGGGCTGGCGACGTGCTCAGGCAGTCGTTTGTGCAGCGCCCGGAGATCCACTAGCTCGCTTCCTTCTCCAGATCGTTCAGCCAGCTCTGCACATCCGCTTCGCTTTCTACTTCGCGGATTGACATAACGCTGGTCCAGGGGGCCGTCTTGCTGTAACGCTCGATAGCCATGTTGTAGCCCCGGCCAGTCTCGTGGATGGCCCGGACAATGTAGCCCGCACGCATCACAAAGCTGGTCAGGTCGCGTCGTAGATTATCGCTCACTTTCTTTCTCCTTCTCGAACTCTCGCTCAAGCGTCAGCTTGACGTGGACAAGGGTTTCCATAAGATCGGTTATGTCTCCGTAATTGAAAGAGAAAGTGTCGCCGTCCTGGTGCAGGGTAAAGTAGCTGTCGTGGATGGTTGTGCGTTCCGTCGTGATCCACGAGTAGATGAACCCCTGCACGATGGGCACGTTCCTGTTGCCCGTGTGGACCATGATAATCTCATTGTCCCGTCTGATATTCTCAATCATGGCTAATCTCCTAAGCCCATATACTTATTGAGTTGAGGAATAAGGCGTACCGGGAAGAACTCGTGGTTACCGCTGCGCTTGTTCTTGATAAGGCTGATAACGCGACGGTTAGACGCCTGATCGTCCTTATCGGCACCAATGCCGAGAAGCACGTCAGCTTGGGCAGGGATGCCCGTATTTGAAGAGTCGATGTCGCCCATATCTAGCACGGCCTTCCCCTCCGCGCTGCCCCCTGCCTGAGTCGCGCTGATGACCACACAGTTGTGCCGGCGACCGATCTGGCGTACCCCAATGGCAACCTTTTCAAGCTGCCGGGTGAAGTTGTCCTCTCGTTTTACCATGATGTTGCGAAGCTGGTCAAGGATTATGACGTCCGGCTTCTCCTCCTCCACTATTGCTTCAATCTCCGTAAGCGTACCGGGCTGAAGATCCACCACCACAAAGTTATCAATGCCCTTTGCTCGCGCCTCCGCGTCTACCGCGTCGATGTCCTTGCGGCACTCCGCCGCGTCCTTCTGAACAAGGCGAGAGATCATGCGGGGCTGGATATGCTTAGGGCCTTCCTCGTTGATGAAGTACACCACCTTCAGCTTCTGCTTCAGGAATCCAAAGCACATATTCACCAGGAAGGCGGTCTTGCCCATCTCGGGGCGCGCCGCCACAATCAAGTGATTACCTCGAAGCAAGCCGCCGCCGAGGCGGGCGTTCAGGGTCACGGGCAGTACCTGGATCAGATCCTCCTTCCCGTCCTGGCCGTAAATCTCCCGCAGGGTAAGCCCGCGGAACACCTCCGGGCCCTTGGGGCCGTCCTCCAGGGCGTCTGCCTTGCAGAGCTGCGTGTACTCCTCCATCAGGGGCAGAATGCTTTCTGGCGACTCCTGGGCCACGCTAGCTGCGCTAAGGCGCGCTAACACCGCATCCCGCTTCGCGGAAAGCACAAGGCTCGCCACGTTCAAGGGAGACACATCTACCTGCCACAGCTTCTCCAGCGCAAGCTTGAAGGTCTCTTTGTGCTTCTCAATGGTGATGCTTTGTAGCACCAGGCCATCGAAGATCTCGCGGTCCGCGGCCTTAGCCCCGGGATCGCGCTTGTAGTAGTCAGACAGGACGCCAAGAATGCGGCGCCCCGTCTCCGTAAAATCCCCCTCCTCGACGTGGGCAGTCAGCAGCTCCCACGCCTTGCGGCTGTTCGCAGAGGCAGCTAGCAGCTTCTTTTCATTCATCCCGCTCCTCCGCGTACTTCGGATTAGCTGGCGCTGCCGCCATGATTACCTCGATCTCCCCGAACTCCTCAAGCCAGTGCTCCAGCATGTCCTTTATCGCTTCCGCTTGTTCTGGAAACTTCACAGTGTGGTGAATTTTCAGCATACCCTTTCTCCCTAAAGGTAAGTTGGCAAAATGTCCCACGTTGCAGGAGTCACCGGGCGCGACTCCGCCACCCTTGTGGCTACCTCCTGCCGCCACTTCACTCGTTCTTCGTACTGCTGCTGGTACGGCTCTCCCGTACTTGCCAGTAAGCGCGTACGCTCAAGCCTACGGTGCTGCAAGTCAATGCCTCGCTCCAAATAGCGCTGCAATTCTTCCGCAAAGCTAATCATGGTAAGGCGATCTCCTCCCACTCTGTGATCGACTCCACGTAGTCGTAAATGCTTTTCCAGTCCCGAGCAAAGACGGCCTCCTTTAGGGCCTCCTTAAAGGGCTTCTCGGACACGCCAGCGTCCCACAGCGCCTCGGCCAAATGGTCCCCAAGGGGTTCGTAAAGCTCGTCAAGGTCCCGCTTATCAATGGCCTCGTCTAGCCATTCCTGGACCAGCTCTTCCAGCTTCTCGTCTTTCTCGCGGAGCCCCTCTTGTCGAGGGTCGTAGTCTCGCCATGCAATAGGCATCGTTTTTCTCCCGGGCCCACTACCGCTCCGCGGTGCGGAACCCCTTTGTTAGTTAATCAAGTGCGGATCGAATCGCCCTTACCGCCTTGTTCCGTATCCGCTGGACAGAGCGTACGCTCATTCCCAGCTCGTCTGCAACCTCAGCTTGCGTATACCCAAAAAGGTATAGCCAGCTCAGCACTTCCCGCTCCTCCTCAGACAGTCCCGCCTCGTCCATCGACACCAGCAGCTTCGCCATCTGCTCCTCGTGCCAGCGCTCGTCCGTTGCACGGTCGGCAACGTAAAGCTCTTCCGTATCCACTTGCGGATCGAAAAGCTCCAGGCGCTCCCGCTCGCGCTTGTGGAAGCGCAGCAGGGCCCAGACAATCCGCTGGCGCACAAAACTCCTTAAACTCATGCCGCGCTCCGGGTCCCATTTGCGCCCCTCCTCAACCAGGGCTAACAACGCCTCGCTAACGTAGCCGTCGGGGTCGGAAACCCCGCGGCGACGGGCGAAGCCCGTGGCTACGCTAATCGCGTAGGGCGTCAGATCCTCAACCTTTGGGTGCATACAGCGCCAGGATCACAGGGTGCTGCTTCAACACGGCAGCCAGGGCAACCTTACGGCCCTCGGTGGTCGTGTTCCCGCGGGTCGTTAGATCAGCCCACTCCGCAAGCTCGATAATCGCTCGCCGTAGGGCTGCTATGTCCTCCTGGGGTGTGCGTTCGGGCATCCGTGACTCCCTCCGGTGTGTAGTCGCGCAGCAGTTGTGCTACGTCACCCTCTCCCATGTCCTTTATGTCCCGCCGCAGCACTAGCTGGCGGCTCTCGTCAAACATTAGCCCATGCTGGCGGCGTAGCCTTGAGCCCTGGGCGGTAGCATCCGCATCCAGGCACCAGATCACCTGGGGGCAAAAGTTAGCAATCTCCGCGGCGTACTCGCCGGAACATCCCGTACCCAGCAAAGCTACCGCGTGGCAATAC